GTGTCCTAGGCTGTCCAAAAAACTGACCTATCTTGTCCTTTTTCTGATAGTTGCACCTAGTACACGCAGCTACCAGGTTGTCGGGCTCGTCTGTGCCACCTCGGCTTATCGGTATTACATGATCGACTGTGGTTGCGTTTTCTTCTCCGCAGTATTGGCAGCAGAAGCCGTCACGTATCAGTATCCGTTCACGTATCTTGCGCCAGGCTCTTGTGTTACCACCGGTTGCCCTTGCACTCATGCTTGCCATTAGTGATAGCCCTTCTTAACATAGAAGTGCCAAGCATTGCACATGCTTCCGTATCTGCCCTTCATGTACTTAATAGACCATCGCACTTGAGTAAAGCCATCTAGATCCCTGTACTTGGTGTTGCGCATTTGTCCTATGCCGTAATGAGATCCATTTTTAGCATTTACAAGCCAGTTGCTCTCCTTAGTAATCAGCTTGTAAAAGCATTGATATTGGCTGTCATTAACGATTCGACTATGAGCATATAACTTAAGAGAGTCTCTATAGTCGACGCCGTAGGCAGAGCTGTGGCCTATTACTGCGCTTAGGATTAACGATAACGGCAACAGTTTTTTTATATCTATTTTTACCTTACTGCTGAAAGAGTAAGAATCATTCTGTTTCGGGATCATTAAAACTCCCTCGACTTGTATGCTTCAGCGTACACTATCAATGCAAGTACCTTAGAGTTATACACAGGTTTTGAGCGTGGGCTTCGGCGTGTTATCCACAGGTTATCCACAGGGCTATTCATCAAGTACTAATGACTCATTGACTACCTTGACGCCAAATGTGCCGCAGCCTGAACATTGGCTGAACCACTCATTAAGCGTTAACTCCGGCCCTTTTGTAAGTAAGTGCATTCTGCGCCCGTCTCCTGAAATCTTTGCGCAGAGAGAACAATCAAATATGAGTTGCCGCATAGCTGCTTCTTTCCAAGTCACCGATTGGATTGAGGCTGGCCTGACCGACCCACCATGATTCCTGTTGACTATTCTTAAATTGCTTCTGCATAGCCATTTTTACAGGCAGCCAGCCTGCTATGTAATAGTCCGGTGATCGACCTACAACTAGCACTGCCACATCATCTTCCCTGTCATTTGGATAAATGATAAGAGATCCGTTTATGTAGCTTGTCCACTTGACTTCGATTCCTTTGCCTACATCGGCATTGCGCTTGCCTTGGGATACGTTGACGTCATAGTCAAGGCCAAAGTAGCGCGCTACAACCATTTCAGCGCCCAGAGATTCTGCATACTCTGTAACGCGTTCATAGTTATTTAACTTCGTGTTGTATCGCTCTATATCGCTTAGGTCTGACATTGAGAATATGACCGAAGCTGCTCGATTATGAATTGCCCATTCATCGGCTTCGCTAATTGTCATTCGGATCACTTGCGGCCACATTCCAGGCAGACCCACAAAATGCCGCCTTCATCGCGTCCGCCTAATTTGGCTGCATAATGCTGGCCTCTGTCGCACCATTCAATATCCGGTGGAGTGACCTCATCTCGCAGCTCTGTGCCGTCCTTGTCAATCCGCAAGCGATTACCAGTGTTCAGGTTAATCATCTCAAAGTCGCCCATGGCTAGACCTGTGGCTTCCACTGGCCGTCAGAGCCCAGTACATACCACCGCGGCGGACATTGCTTAGGCTTGCTTTTCTCAACGCACATATAGCCGCCCCATGCCTTGCCAGCCTTTTCGCCTGCTCGCCAAATCATGTGGCCATGTGGGCATATTGGCGCAGCTGCTACCTGCACGCCGCCTAGTGTTGCTTCAATTTCCTGCACTGCCGTTTTGGCTGTTGTGAAGCCCTCTTCCCAAATTGGCTTAGCCCACGGATCCTCTTCGACAAATGCCTTTGGCATGTGTTCGACTTGCTCCATACTTTCCAGGCTAGGTTTTGTCTCTGTGCCTAAAACTACGCTGGCGCACCGGCCTATGGCAGAGCTGACTGTGTCCTCGACATACCAGCGTTTCATTTGAACGTTATATGCACCGACCATGCCATGTGCGTAATCGATAGCGGCAGGCTTCTCATCTTCGTAGCGTCGATAAATACGGCACTCGATGAGGATAAAGCCCTTTTCGGCATTCCAGTCGATGATTGTAGTCTCTATCCGGTTTGTCGGATAGGTGGCATGTAGCCGAATAACTTTTTGATTTACTGTCTCGTAATTGTCTAGGAAACTCATGATCGGTTCGCCCACTTGCTAGCTGTAATCTTGCCGCGTACGTAGCCGACTCGATTGCCTTCCTTAAGGCCTACTGTGTAGCCCACTGTGTAGCCTAGAATTAGGCCAATCATGGCCCACATAAATACTTCGCCCATGCTGTACATATTGCTCCCGTAGCGACCTTGTTGGTGCCGCTGATAAAAGCATGACGGCAAGCTCTGACAAAATCAAGGATTAGGCGTAATTTTGGGCGTGTCGCTAGCCGATTTATCCTTAAGGCCATTGGAAGCAAGTACGCCGCCTAGTGATCCGGTTAAGAAAATGGCCAGCGTTTTAAGTAAATCGATAAAAGCTGCGTCGTTAGGAGCTTGAGCCGCTACCGGCTGCGTGACAAAGATTAGGGCGTAGGTAATGCCCAGAGTCACGATTAAGAAAACGATTGAAAGAGTCATGCCGATAAATAGAATGAGCCTTGCCTTGATTTCTTCTGGCGTTAAACGCCTTGGCCTATGGCCGTTTTGGTTGTGGCTTAATAATGTCTCCAAGTAAGTCCTCTGTGCAGATGCCTTGCGCTTCGCACCTTGGTCGCTGACATTCATCGTTTTCCCAATTTTCAAATTCCTGGCATGGATAGCGCGTATATCCTTGATAACCGCAAGACGACAACGCCAACGATAAGAACACCGCCAGCGCTGCCGCTTGCAGTTTTCGGATCACTTACGACCATAAACCTTATCGTTAGGATTCAACCAGCGCATGAGTACCGGCAAGATAGCTGCAACACCAGCTGACAAAATCGCCTTTGGATCTGTTACGCCGGCCATGTAGACCGCAAGACTTGCTGCAATGAATGACCTGGCATAACTTGCCAGCATTGGCTTCAATTCGGCGCTCAATTTGAATCTGCCCAAGTGATAACGTTGAAAGTAAAAGAGGGCGTTGTGCCTTCGATGACCCAGACTACGCGCAGGTTATCTGTAAAGGCGCTCGTTAGCCGTATTACTTCTCTTGTGACTGCATTTGCCGTGGCAAATGTTGCAATAGTGTTGTAATTAGTGCCATCTACGCTATCTTGAACAGCCACGCTAAGTGAAGGCGTTGTGCCACTTGCTGCCGTAACGTTTAGTTGTAAAACTAATTGACGTGCAGCTGCAAAACCTGTAACCGCTGTACCTGCCGCTGTAGTAGTTCTCGCAGCTGACGATAAGAGCGTAACAGTGCTCGCTGGTATATTTGCTTGCTGAATATCACTCATCTTTTTTTCTCCTTAACATTATTTTTTGGTAGCTCTACTACTGGGAATTCTCCGGCATATTCAACGTATTTTGGCCGACCAAAACCGACTATTTCTTTGCCTAGGAATCGCTCCTTAATCATGACCATTCCGCCGTTGCGCTGGTCACCGCTGCCTGACGTATTGCCTTCGATACATAAAACGCTTTTGAGGCCTACCTTGACGACTATGCCGATGTGGCTTATGCGATCTACTCCGTCATGCGGAAAGTCCATAAAGCATAGGTCGCCTAGCTGTGGCACTTCTTTCCAGCGGCCTAAATCTTTCATTTTCTGCGCTCCGGCGGCTGTGCTGACCATGCTTGGAATCTTGACGCCAGCCTCATTTGCGCACCAATTTACAAAAGAACCGCACCATGGCAGGCCGTCCGCTTTTGTAAATTTGCCGTACTTTGTAAAGTTCTCGCCTTTTTCTACTGTGCCGACCTCTGCGAGCGCCGCTTCAATTACAGCTGCGGCTGTGCCTTGCGGATAAGTCATGACAATAGAAGCGCCGCTTCATCGGCTGTAATACCTATGCGTTTCAAAATTTCTGCTTTTTGTGCAGCTTGAGCCATTACTTGTTCTGCTTTGTGAGCATCGACCTTAGCAAATCCAGCTGTAAATTCCGTTTTTGTAATTGGCTTTACACCTTCATCATAAATAATAGAATCAAAATCATCTCCGTATATGACCCAACCGCCGGTTGGAATCAGCATTGTTAGTACATCACTACCTTTAGCCATGATTACGCTCCAATTTCCATAAGAGTAATGGTTGAAACTGCCGCTGCGCTGTCTGCGTCAAAATTTTGAACTCTAGCTTGTGAGGTTGCGTTTGTGCTTGCAAACTGTGTTTTATATGTTGTAGATGATGTCGTTGCTGGACTGTCTAAATATGATCCAGATACTGAACCTATGTTAGCAAGTAATAGACTGTTAGTATTGGCGTTTGCATCGCCCATTTTAAGAATTGAAGTCGAGCCACGCAAGAGTTGGATCTTTACTCCTGTCGCTGAAGATGCTGCGCTCTTGCTTACTCCTTGTTGAGTTACAAAAACCAAAACTTTACTCGTTGCAGACGTTGGAGTTATAGATGCGGTCAAACCTGTGTCGGCATAAGTTGAAGATGAACTTCCTACTTCTGTTGCGTAACTAGCAAAAACTACCTGAATAAGCTTGCCGGCTGAAGGTGCAGCCCAAGAAGGCACTCCACCTGCAACTGTCAATACGTTTCCAGTTGATCCAATGCCCAAACGTGTATTGGTATTAGCTGTAGCTGATGAATAAACAATATCTCCAAGTGTTGTTCCAGGCTGTAAAGCCTTAAGTCTGGTATCAACGCCTTGCAGCGCCACATCAAAATCTGCTGGTAAGTCAGTAACTAAATCTGTAGACGTCGGCAAAACAAAGCCATAGTTGGTGGTCGGATTAGCCATTTATTTTCCTTTCAATCATGACACGATTGTCGCATATTCCCACGTCAATATAGGCGACACGCTCGCCCAAGTTTCCGAAGGTGGCACGGTGCTCCATTTCATAGCTTGTAATGAATAGGCAAGCGGTGACATAAGCAATGTGACTGCTAGCTCATTATAGCTGGCCCTAAAATTAAAGCCTTCGACAAAGCCTTGGAATGTACCGGCCGACATATTGAGCGGCAAGTCATTTAAGGCTATTGGCTGACCCATAAACACGTTAATGAGACTGTTGCGATCGCCATTGTCTAGCTCTGGATTGGTCAATGCAAAAGTAATAGAATCAAAATTTGGCTGTGGATTGGCTCTAAGTGATAAATAAAATGCAGCTTGAGCTGTTGCATCCGCCGCGTGTTTTATCGTAGTGCTGATGATTTGCGCTAATTCGCCGTAAAGGCCAATAGAAGCTTCATCTCTCGCGCTTACTTCACTGCCGCTGCTAATCCCATATTTTATTGTGACGTCATTGCGCACGTCGCCAGCCCTAGTTTTTATTGTTATCCCTTGGCCTAGCGCCTGATTGGCTGTAAGATCGGTGTAGCCATTGGCCGCTAAATAGCTTGTCCTATGTGTTGAGTCTCCATAGCTGATAAGGCCGCTGCCGTCCTCATATAAATATCCAAGGCCGGAAGTAGCCAAGGCTGCCACTAGGTCGTATATAACAGTTCGTGATGATGAGCGCTGCGCTAGCTCATAATTGCCAGGCCGGTCGATTTCGCCAAGGCCGGTGTTGCCAGCATTTGCCCAAGTCTCTGTTGGATCATAAGTTGCCCAAGTCAAAGCCGCCGGTACTTGTTGCCATTGAGCAAAAAGCACCTGTGACAAAATTGTATAGATTTGGTCGCCGTCAAAATCTTGGGTCAAAACGCCGTTTGTAAGAGCCTTTTGCAGCCTTGCTAGCGCGCCCAAGGCAGTTATAGTCACTTCCTGCGTGTAGGCGCTTGAGCCGACCTCTGACACGCTTACAGCTATGTCTACTATTGAGCCGCCAAAGATAGGTTTATAGACGGCCGACGTATCCTGAACCTCAACTGACAAGGTGTCGTTTATTTCGTAGTCAATAGCTGCCTGATTAAACACGATCAGAGTGATTGAGCAATATCCGGCTTGGGCCTGCTCATAAATGTTTGTCCGGCCTGAAGTAATGTTAAGACTGGCCAAAACTGAATCAGTGACGTCAACGCCTGCAATCTTGACTCGCCAGACCGGCGCCCACTGCGTCATAGGTTAAGACCGGCTAAAGCACCTGCTCCGCCTGTGCCTCTGAAGTATGAGTCATTCAAAGTTTTGACAATAGTGCGAGCTGTGCCCTCGGCGTCGATTGCGCCATTTACTGTCACATTGATTCCGGCCATTCTTGCGCCTTCTAGTCCAGCTGCCCGATTAGCTGCGGCGGATCCTGTAATTGACGCAGGCAAAGCCGCAGCCCTGGCCGCTCCAGATACAGCTGCGGCAACGCCGCCACCGCTTGTTACTGTTGATCCTGATCCACCGGAAACGCTCGGCACACTAATGACCGGCACTTGAGACGTTGCAGTAACGCTAGGCACTGAAACTGTTGGCACGTTAATAGTTGGTGCTGAAATTTTTGAAACGTTAGGCAAAAATGGCACTGAATTGTAAAGCCCGATTAAAGCATTGATACCGGCAACAGCGCCATTAATAAGCGTGTTAAGCCCGCCGATAACTGCGCCGATTACGTTAATTACGCCGCCTGCGATTTCGCCAACTACCTTAAACGCACCACCTAATACGTTGACTAATACCGGCACAATATACTTTTGAATGAAACCTATAAATAACTCAAATTCTGCTTTGTTATCTTTAATTGCGTCTGTAATTGGCTTAAAGAAATCTGCAAAACGGCCTAAAGCTGGCACGACTTTATTTACAATAAATTCAACTAGGCTTTGAATTATTGGTAGCAAGCGAGCGCCGATTGATTCTTTGGCTTCGTCAAATGTAACTTTAAGAATTTCAAGTCGCCCCGCAAAGGTTTTGGAATTAGCGGCAGCGGCTCCACCAAAGAGATCCGATAGCTTTCCTTGAACTTCGGTAAATGACATGGCCTTTAATTCGGCAGACGATAGCCCTATGCCTAATTTGCCTAAAGCGGCTGTGTTTCCGTCATAAGCTTTGCCTAGGCTATTAGCCACGCTGTCAAGCCCTTTGCCTGTTGCCTGACTAATATCTAGCGCCAGGCTAAGAAGATCCTGTGCCTTGGTAACGTCGCCAGTCGAAAGCGCTAGTCGAGATAGAGCTGGTCGCAGCTTGTCATCGGCCACGCCGGTTGCAAGTGATGTTTTGAGTATCTGCTTTTCAACGCTAGCTATCATCTCGTTAGTTGCGCCGGTGGCATTTTTTAATGATGTGGCAAGTCGTATCTGGGCGGCTTCGTCCTCGATTGCAGCCTTGACGCCGTCGACTGCAAGCTTTACGGCGTAAGCGCCAGCGGCAGCCGCAGCTGCGGCAAAGGCCAGGCCAGCCTTCTTGCTAAATTCTCCAAGTTTATTACTAGATCCTTCAACTTCATTGTTGGCGCTGTTAAGTGATTTTTTGAGTTGGTCGACGTCGGCAAGTATTGAGAGCTTGAGCGTTCTACTCTGTGCGACCATTAGAACTCCTTAAGAATCTTTTCAAAGGCATTTTCCCACTTAGCAATGATTTCCGGCTGAATGGCGCGCAAGGTTGGATAAATAAACCAGCCGTTAGATCCTCGACCTTTTGGCCCTGTGCCTGACCAAATTGGGAATTGCTTGTATTTGTTAGATCCGAATTCGTTGCCGCCCCATAGGTCTTTTGTTGTGCCACCACCAGAAAATTTCTGGGCCGTAAAGCCAAAAGATAATTCGCCTATTTTTGAGGATTTGGAAACTCTTGATCCGCGAGCGATTCTTTCAGCTGCCTGGCCTCGGGCTGTGGCCGTGCCTATGATTTTGTCCTGGGCAAATTCTGCCAAAGCGCCCGAAGCGGCTTTGGCCTGAACTGTGGCCTCTTCGTCCATAGCCTTGAACGCACCTAGAACGCGGCGTAGGTCTGCCTTGTCATAGGCAATTTCAACGCTGTCCGCCATTTTGCTTCTCCAATATCTCAAGCGCTGTGTAAATCTGCTCCGCCGTCTGCCATTCGCTCATCGGTATCCCAGTGGCCAAAGCTAAATCCACCAGGATTCGATTTACGCTTCCGGCGGCGTAGCTTTTGGGAGAACCTCACCGACTGTCACGTCTGCGACTGTCTCGCACCAGATTTCAAAGCCCTTGATTGGCTTGCCACCAGCTTCTCGCTTCATTGCATTCCACGCAAGAAAGAGAAGATCCGCAATGCCAATCTTGTCTTGTGCTTGTGTAATTGTCTGGCCTGTTTTGTTCTCCCACTTCGCCCACTCTGGCGGTTGCGCGGTATATGTACCGAACTCGCCTGATGTGTACTCGATTGTGATTGGTAGTTTCATTGTTTTTTGCTCCCGTTTCTAGTGCTATTAAGTGATTGTTAGGACTGGTGTTGTTGAGCAAAGCATTGCCCATGAGTCGGTTTGCGCGTCTGGTGCAGCGCCGCCAGCTGTCGGTGCTACCGGAAATACGTTACCGGCAAAGCTTGCGCCTGTTGCGCTAATTAGCGTAAAGGCTAAAGCTGTATTTGGCGCGCTTGTGAATGCTGTCCACATGGCTTCAAACAGTGATCCTGTAGCGCCCCAATCTGAAAGAAGCTCAATATTGAGCGTCCACTGATCGTCAATGTGCTTGTAAGCCTTGCCGTCTAGTGTTTGATAGGTTGTGATTACAGGCGCATTTACCAGCGTTACTGACGTGGTTTGTGCGTCGTAGTTGACTGTCGCAAGTGTAAATGTTATGTCGCGACCCGTTACTATTGTTGTTGGCATTCGGTTTTCTCCTTAGATTGTCTGTTGTGTGTAGTAAGTGCTGACCGCGAGATCCGCCACTAATAGGTTTGAAGCTCCTACAGACTGCACTGTCGGACGCTGTACGTCTCCGACTGTGTAACCGGCAGGCATTGCGCCCATAATCGCAATAATAAGTTGCTCAAGGTTATCGAGCGCGCCAGCTGTGTTGTTATAGGCAACAGCGGCAGTGACCACAAAGTTAATTTTGACACGTATTTGGCTTTTGCCAATAGTTGTCGTTTCAAGATAGGGCGCGTCCGGCACAATCACGCAGGCTGGCGGAATGACTGCCTCGGGCGGTGAGCTGTAGACGGAAGCTGCTACGCCAGCTAAAGCTGTTGCAAGTGTGCCTCGGACGTCTGTGGCGATTGATGTTGGCGTAGGCATTTACATAGCCATTGTTGAGACGTCGACGTAATTGCCCAAAAGGCCTATCACGCGGTTTTGTAAGCTGCGACCCATGCGGAAAGGTGACGGCGTAAAGTCCACGCCCTCAATCTGCCCACCAGGAGCGACCACACTCTGAAAGATTTCAACGCTGACGATTGTGACTGCTTGCTCAACTGCGTCGGTGCTTGCATAGAGTGTGGCCGCGTCTGCCCCAGATAAATACGCAACACCAGCTGGAATCACTGGACGGAAAGTGATGTCGCTGTTGGTAATTGCGCATGTGAAATAGAAGTAGGGCGCCGGATAAGCGAAAGGTAAATAAGGGAATGGATCATAGAAATTTGATGTGACTGTCTTTGTGCCATTAAACGTAGCCGGTACGCAGCCGCTAATTACAACACTTTGGCCAGCCACAAATGTGTTTGGCTTTTGTGTTATGTAATAGCCAACGTTGTTTTGTAAATAAACAGCTGCAACGGCATTTTGATTGGCTGTAAGCAATGGCAAAATAACCTGCTCGGCTGAATCTATTATGCTTTCAAGATAATCGTTACTGTAAAGAGAAACAGAGACGCCAAGGACTTGTCGCAAGCTTGCAACAGTTATAATCGCTGGCATCTCTGTTTCCTTTCGTATTCGACTGGCCTAGATACGGGAGCGCACCTAGGCCATGCTTAATTGATTAGGTTAGGTTGAAGCGACGTAGGCCACCTGCAAAGACGGCTTGAGCTGCAATGTAACCATAAAGTGAAATTTCA